TGCCGATAACGTCGTTTTTATGACGCAGAAAACACTCTTCCGCAGGAAAACTCCAGAGGGCACCTCCCTCCTTAAAACCCTGTACTAGGTGTTGCTAATGAACACAGGTGGCGCTCCAATAAAATAACTCAATTGGAAATCGTCTGGGAAAGACCGAAACAAACCATAACTACCATTAATTCCACCAGGACTCCATAACATAACCAGCCCCCCGGGCTGAGAATAGTCTTGTGATGTAACACCATTGAAGACTTTCGCATTAATAGAGACCTTGGTCTTTGAGTAGTAAGGCGCATACACTGCTGTCTGGCCTACACCTGCATTTGATATAACATACCCTTGTGTGCCGCTGCACATACCTGTTTGACTCCAGTTTGAGGCCGTGTTAAAACTTAAACCGACCGAACTTACTGGATTACGGGCCCCATCTGTATAAGGGTCATAAGCCAAAAAGGATGCAACGACTGGCGCTGCTACACCTGTGGTAGTCTGTAGGGATACTCTAGCTCCTCCTCTACGAAATAGATACATAGAGGCTACACGACTATAGATGTCTGCACCTGCACCAGCAGCGTTCATGGCACCCGTTGTGGGATTCATTCTCTGCACTGCTAAGTGCCAAGGATACACTAATAGCCCATTACTATTGACCTTGGTAGGTTCTTCCAAATAGGAATACCTATTAAGGAGCTGTTTGATAGAAAGAAACATTTCTCCTACACATAACTCACTAGGTCTTGTGCTGGGGCCAGCCATCGGTTCTGAGCCGACGACTCCACTAGCTATACATTCATCACCACCTACTTGTGGTGAAAAGGGCATACCAATTCTAGGGTCCTTCGTAATGTTGAACCCCGGAGCGGCATACTCCAGGTCGTCACCCCCTGACACATACATAAGAATCTGTATTGCTCCAGAACACGTCTCTGGTGCTCGAAGTTCATTGAGCACTTGGATGTTTAACCATCCTGACGAAACATTCATTGGCAAGTAGTCGCTGGCCACCATCCATGGTAGCACAAATTCAAACTCATTACAGCATCTAATGTCTATAATCTCTCTAAGGGAATAAGCCGAAGTAGTCGTACTGGGCGCTGTGGTGTTGTAATTACCAGGCGTCCAGGTAAGCTGCAAACAACCGCTATGATAGTCGGTCTTCGCAATCTTAAAAGTGACTTTAATCGACCCCCTCCACAGATTGAAATTGTGGGAGAGAAGGTACAAGGGTGGGCCAATAGCAAAATTGGCGGTATGAGTCGCGTAGGTAACGGACCCGAACTGGTAACACCAGCGCGGTCCCATTTGAGTATTCAGGAGCGATGTTCCTGATAACTGAGAAGTAGTCCAATCAAACGTATTGATAATGGTGCAGACTTTCTTCAAAAACCCCCATGACATTTCATCACCGTCGTAAATTGACAGTTGGTCCGTGACACGTATCTTATTGTCGCTGACAAGTGACAGTGGGTAAGCTGGGTCTGGCCCGTCGGAGGTCGCTGCATACCTATTGTACTGCGTAGACATAATGCCTGGCGCAATATTCAAGGTCGGCTTTGACCACCCTAAGGCTGACGCAACTTGTGCCGCCACACCTGTCGCCCACTCAACTGGTCTTGCAACCGGTGCGAGTAACGGAATCATTGACAATGACCCCGCCGCTGAGCTGACAGAGCGCAGTGCACTACTCACTGGCTTGCCGAATGCCTCAAGTTCTTTAGTCTCATGGTCCTTCTTGCTCACGGAACGAGCAGAGAATTTCTTCTTGGGGCCACTGTAAGACTGGGGGACCATAGGAGCGGCGAGCTCCATGTCCTCAAACCAGAGGTATACACTTACATCTGCCGTGGTTTCGCCACCACTGCCGACTTCAAGGGGACTCAAGACTGCGAGCTTAAACCAGCCCCAGTCATAGTTAGGTTGTCCGTTGGTACCGGACTCCATCCAATTAGTCGGCGCAATGAAAGGCATTTTTAATATGCCAACTCCATCACGACAGTCCAACTCAACACAAGGTAGCTGACGCCTGCTAGGTAGGTAAGTACCATGCATGCCCACATAAGTGGTGTCAACTGTACCGTAACCAATGCCCGTACTAGTCGCGTTTAATAACGGTAAAAAGTAGAGCAAAAGTTTCCCTTGTTGAAAAGGGTTAGTATTAAGCTGTATTCGTAGACAAGCGGTTCCTCTATATAAGCCGAAACCACTAATCTTATCCTTCCAGATCGCCGTAGTAGACAGTTTGTCCATGGGCCTCACACTGAAGAGGTCACTATTCTGTATAGACGTATTCGACCAAGCGAATTGTCCTACAAGAAGTGGCTTCTCTAGGTAGTCGATCACCGACTGGAGGCGGACTGCTATGTCCGACGATTCTAGTACACCACTATAGCTCACGGTCTGCACAACTGCTTCATCGTTAAACTTAGTGGTGGCGTGGGTATCACAGTCACCCACATGCGCCTCGTCAGCGCTAACTGCTTTTAATGTTGATTCTGCGAACATCTGTTCCCTGAATTCTCGCGTGACGCTCAAACACGAGAAGGGGTCTGAATTACCTATCAGACTCGGGCCAAATTGGGCCCAGGGGGGAACATTTCCTAGGGACGCTAGAAAGGTATTTCCTCCAACTGGCACTACATCCAGTAACCTTGCTACTACAGAAAGATCAACGCAATGTGCAGTCTGCAGCCTCACAGTGCAAGGAACGCCGCAATGGAGTTCTCTCAACGCCTGTTGACAAGAGTGGGACATCACCGTCCCGAATATAAGTACAATAATATACAAGAAGTTTAATATATACAATACACCTAAAGGACTCCTAAAGCATGGGTCGGGTAGCTTGTGGCTACCCGGCCGGCCCTAGAGACCAAACATGATTTCCTGTTTCTGGTAGGCTGAAATAGCACGTCGCCAAACCTTCAACAGTTCCTCAGGTTTATGTTCTAATGGTGCATATATTGATTTATAACCTATCTTCTCACGACAGGCCTGACCGATTTTACTGGACCAGTAACCAAACTCCTCGAGACCATGAGCAGACAACTCTATAAGAGATATATCTACTGTGGCTTCTATTGTACCGGGTGGACACCCCTTTTCATACCAGTATGGCATGTTAAGGATGGTGTCCATGTCCAGGGGTGCGAAGACACGCCCTGGATACTGTGGCAATTCCAACCACGTGCGCTTCAAGAACTGAATCTCACTTAACGGTTTATGACCGTCGATGAGGTTACCTGTCTTAGCAGCGTCTGTGTACTTGAATCCCATTCTCTCCATAGCTTCACCATAAGTCTTTTGTGTAATTAAACGCTTGTGCTCTCCACAAACTGAGACTATATGGTCATCACTCAGGACAATAACTCTGTCCAACTCTAAGCGATTGAAGTCGAAGTGATACGAATCGTTCCACTCGTCTGCAGAATACCCCTCCTCTCTCATAAGGATATCTGCTCTGGCATACCTACTAATGACATTGTTCACTAGACTACCCATAGTCTGTGTGAGTATGTCACCCGAAGGCAGCATATCTGGTACCTGCACTTCATAGGATTTACACCCTTCTGTAATAATCGCCTTGGGGTTACCAAGGTTCTGTACTATCAGACGACGAGCTTCACGCTCCTCAGGTGTGGCGTTATAGTAATACGCCTCTATGACCCTTCTACAGGCCTCCATTATCTGGTGTCTTATACATCCGTCGAAGTTACTGAAGTCTCCATCAATCATGTCATCACCGACAGCTTGGAGATACTCCTTTACAACCTTCCACTCCGACGAGTATGGGTTGACACCAATGGCTGTACCATTCGATATTCTGTGGTCCTGTAACCAACGCATGAAGTCTTTGAATAACATCGCAGACTCTATTGTTAGGTTTATAGGAGAACCCCAGATAGAACGGGTAAGTCCAGCCTTGACTTTAGACTCCTTTCTCAATTCATCTTTGAGAAAAACAAGGAAGTCATAGTCAGGTAGGACACCAGCCAGTAAGTTATCCATGTCGACATTCACTTGAACGTCGAGAGCTTCCCATTCCTTCGTAGTGAAAGTGTAATCACCTTCACGACCGAAGAACGCAAACTTCTTCTTGGACAACTTGTTCCAGGGGTACCCTGCGGATGTATTGCGCGGGATACCCTTAAAGACCCCTGGCCATCCTGAGCAAGCTTCATACTTACCCAAGACACGAGGTTCCCAGGTTCATCCTGTGGGGCCTCAGCAAGGATCTTAGACGCGTAGCCATCAGCTATACGCTCAAGCAGCCTCTGGTTCAACTGTTTATTGTTGACACCATAAGGGAGCCTGGAATTGACCCAAGGATCAATAAGAACAGGCACCTTAGCTACTTCTCCATCACCCAAATCAACAGTCTGTATGACTGTCTTCGGATGTAGAAGAGCGGGTAACTTGTGACATGCACTCCATGCATTATACAGCGGGGTTCGACGAAGTTTGGAAGAAGAAGTCTGCCTCTCTGGCGGGACTTCCTTAATAACCTCCCAATGCTCCGGGACCTCTGGCCTCACTGCACCAAGCATATGCTCCAACATAGGCAAGAACTCACCAAGTGCGGCATCGATAGAAGCTTTAGAAACTGCTATACCGGCACCGTAACCTGCTGTGTTACCTGCTACATGGAAGCCACCTATATAAGGACGGGTGACTCTCTCGTCTGCTATGATCCAAGGTAAGCCGCAATCACCGGCCTGTGTACTTATATTGTACATGAACCCTTGTCCTATCTCCCAGGACGCCGAACCGTATTTATCTTTAAACGGTTTAGCCATAGCTCTGAGATAATCACAATCAGTGCACTTACGAACACTAACTCCACCAACTTCTACTTCACGTATAAGTGGTTTCATAAGCACTCCAAAGTGCGGGGTCTCAATGATTTCTTCTTCTAACGTACCATCGTTCATAAAATGAGCGAGGATGTCAGAAAACTCTCTACTTAGAGTTTTGAAGTGATAATAACCATCATCATCATTTAGACTTTCCTTAATATAGATCATCTCTATGTCGGCAACTTCAACCTTCTGTATCCAGTTACCTTCATAGTTGTGAAGATAGATATGCTCTATCTCATCCTCCTCAAGCTTACTCATGAAGTGAGAAACAGACACAGCCACATTCTTCTTAATGAACGTAAACCATCCCTGCTTCTGTGAGTCCCTCTCAAGTGACCACCATACAAGATTCTTCTTAATCTTGTTAACTATACCATAGAACGCATCATCAGCACGAATGCCTTGTGTGTCCAAAGTCTCAGTAGGCTTATTACGACTAATCGTCTTAGCACTTTTGACTTTTCCTGGCCTAGTGGTCTTCTTAACTGGTTTCCCACTTTGCATCTCCATATAGTTTGTGATATAAACCCACGCACCAGCAGCTGTAACACAGACTGCACTAAGACCGAGTAATAACTTCTTATTAGAAAGAAAGTCAAATACCCTATCTTTAATGGTACGACAAAGCTTAGACACAGACCGAAGCCTGACTTGGAAGAGACATTCCTTCAAGTCATGCCACTTCGCCCAAAAGTCTCCCATAGGGGTACCTCGGGTGTAGTTGTGTGTCAAGAAGTAACAAACTACCTCCTCCATAGACATATCCATTCGTCGACAGAGCTCTTGCATAAAGGGCTCTGAAGGTAAAGAGTTCTTAATGTAGCCATCCGG